CTCTTCACATTCTTGCAATGGAAGTCGTAAGCCTTGGCGCAGTCACGGCACAGGTGCTTTGGCTTTTCAATTTTCCCCATTACTCAGCACCTCCGAAAACGTCATCCTTCTTCTGGGTGGCAGAAAACAAATCCTGCTGTTCCTTGGCTGCTTCCTCCTTCTGCTTCTTGATGCGCTGTTTCTCCAGCTCCTTATCCTTAATGAGCGGGTTCTGCTCGATGGCGCGTTCCGCGGACATGGTACCGCCGTCGATGGCCTCATTGATATTCTTGATGGTCTCGGCAATATCCTCTCCGAAAGGCTCCTGGTAGTCGTGGTCACACTCCAGTTGGTCAAGCTTGTATTCGCTCTTGGTGATATACAGGACGTTGGCCATGATGGAGATAACAAGCGAGGCTGTTCTATCCAGCAGCTCGTCGTAGTTCTCCTTGTGCTTCGTGGCCTTGATGTCTGCAAGGAGCATCATCTGTTTAAGAGCCTTGCCCGACATCTGAGACATTCCCTTGAACTGGCTCCAGTCGATGTCCGGCGTGAACGTCTTGGTCAAGATGTGGTGGCGCAACCACTCCAGCTCGTCCTTCTTGCTCTCGTTCTGGCCGTCCCATGTGAGGAAGCCGGCCAGCTTGTTTACGTCCTCAACATTGTCGTTTGCAACAAGCGTCTTATTCTCCACCTCTTTGTTAGGCATTGATTTGAGCAAGGCGGCTTTAATGACCAGATACGGGTCGCTGAAGTAGTCGTTGGTGTCTGCACGACGCGAGGCAATATATTCCTCACGGTTTATCAGTTCTTCCACTCCGTCCCACTCCTTCTTCTGACGGAAGTAGATGACAGGTATTTTCCCGATGGGATTGTCTTCTTCCTCCACCTCCCATCCGAGCTTGCCTTGGGTACAATGGTAGATGACCGTGTCGGTATAGATATCTAAGTGATAGGTGGTCTTACCCGCCACGTCCTTAGAGTAATGGCCCCAAGCAAAGGTAATCAGGTTTTCGTAAACGTCCCATCTGGTGTAAATCTCATCATGCTTGGAACGTGCCAGCACTCGGATCTGGCAGTCTGGCTCACCCTTCTTGTTGCGGAACACACGGAACAGCATGGCGGACTCTGTCTCACTTCCGGCCAGACGCTTGCACTGGCGAATCTTGCTGTTGAAGTGCATCTTCTTCAAGAGGTCTGTGTAAGCCTGGAATCCCTCGTCGGCACCCTCGCTCTTCTGTTTCCACTTCACGGGCTGTCCGAAGATGAACACAAGGGAAATTTCATTGATGTACACAGGATAGCCAACAGGTAGCTTCCAGCGGGTGAGCGTACCCTTGCGTTTCCCTTCGAGGTCTTTGAGAACCTTGTCCTTGCGTCCCATGATGGCATGGGTCTTGGGATCGTACTCCTTCATGGCTTCCTCTGCTTCCTCGCGTCTGCTATCCATGAGATTGATAACACGGTTGATGTCTTTGGCTGCAATGAGCTGCTCAAAGTCTTGATTCCTGCCTACAACGGCATTGAACAGGTTGGTGATGGTGTTGAAAATTGACATAAAGCTATTGATTTTGATTATTACTAAATTGCTAACATGGAATCGACATACTCAGGAACCTCAAAACCTCCATCATCCATGAAGTAATTGATGGCATAGCCAAGTATATCGACATATTCATCGTGGGCTTTGGCTGGGAAGCCACATACCTCGTCAATAAATTCTTCATTCCAGTCGCCGTCCACCAGATACACACGCCCACATTCGACTTTTGGGGCCACAGCATAGAGTCGCGTGTCCTTCGGGTCAGTAGGCGAGGGCGTGTAGGTGACATTGAGCGAACTGGTCTCTTGTAGCTGCTGGCACACAGAGACACCGTTTGCTTTCGGCTCAATGCGCAGCGTACTCTCTCCGTTGCCGTCGTTAGCGGCCATGAAGTCCGGCAGGTAGCGGATGAGGTCGGGGAACTCCTTATATACTTTCTGTGCACAGGTGATGTAGATATTGTTTCGTATCTTGCAGGCTCCGATGATGCCGCTGGGGTCATTGTCGCTCTTCTGCTTCTTGTTGTAGGCGGTATCGAGGAAGAAGTGAATCGGCTCATGGAAGTGCAGGGCGTGATAGTCTGCCAGGCTGATGTGCCTGAACCATTTCTCCTTGATGATGTTACCGCCCTCGATGGTCGGGTTCTGTTGATAGAGGGCCGAAAAGTTTCGCTCAGAGCGTTTCTTCTGTTCCAATAGCCTTTCTCGAGAGTGTCTGTTCTCCCATAGGGCCTCGCCCACTTCCCTCGGGTCAAAGTCGTTTCCGTCTTCGGAGGTCTCACGAAGGGCAGGAATCTTCAGCACCGTCCATTTGTCAGGCTCGCGCTTTAGAATTCGCCCAGCAAGGTCATCCTCATGCCAGCGTGTCATGATAAACAATTGCCTACTCTCGTTGTGCAGACGGGTCAGAAACACACTCAGATACCATTCCCACACTCGGTTACGGTATGTCTCGCTATAAGCCTCCAGAGCGTCCTTTACAGGGTCGTCTATAATGCCGATGTCAACAGGTGTGCCAGTAAGTGAGCCGCCTACACCCACACACTTGTAAAAACCACGATGGCCAACTGTCTCGAAGATGTCAACATTGCGCAAATAGCCTTTCGTTGTCACGACATTGCTCCCGTTGAGGTATGTATCGGGGAATATGGTTGCATATTCCGGGCTGTCGATGATGCGTTGAATGGATCGGGAGAACTGGCGGCTCAGCTCGGCACTATAAGAGCAACCAACAATCTTCAGGTCCGGATTCTGGCCCAAGGCCCAGGCGGGGAAGTTGCGACTCACTATTTCACTCTTTCCGTGTTGGGGTGGCACAAACACCATCAGATTGCGGATTTCGCCCGCGAGGAGCCGCTGACAATGCTCGGCTATGACCCGATGAAACCATTGCAGGTCATAGTCGATGTTCACGTAGGGCATGAACATGGGGAAGTCGCCCACGGCGCGAAGCCCCAGGCGTTTCTTCAGCAGTTCACGCTTCCTGTTCAGCAGCTCGTTTTCGTTCATCATTCTCTCAACAATCCATCAATCCTCTCAATCTCCTTTTGTAGCTGTTCGTCGGTAAGGTTGCTGTCAGTGTTCTTAACGGCCACCTCATTGTTCTGGCGGTTCTTCCACTCATCGGGGGCAAGGTTGGTAAGCGCGAAAATCAGTGCTGCCGTGTCGGGTGGAGAATGCTTCGTTGTGACAGTTTTTGTTTTCACTACAAGCTCATTGGTCTTCTTGTCGCGGATGTTCTCAGTCTTTCGCTCTTCGTAATCAAAGCCAAGAGCTTTTTCCCAGAGCGATTTCTGCAGACGGTCAACAATGGTCTTTCGGAACTCTGCCTTTGCATTTTTTACTGCGTCGGAAAAGTCGGATTTATCCGGGTCTTTCATCCACTCGTAGAATGTCGATTTGTCAATACCAGCCTTTGTACAGGCCACCTCCACTGTGTCGCCGTTCCTAAGAGCGTCGGTGATTGCCAAAATGGTCTCTTCGTTATACTTCATAGACAGTCTATCTTTTGGCTGCAAAGTTAAGCAAAATTCCGCAAAAGTGCCTATAAAGCACACTTAAATTGTATTATTTTGTCGCTTATATAGGCTTTATGTGCAAAATTCCTGTGTCTTAACAGGCACTATATATATTATATAAGTACGTATGAGGACCTGAATCATGCCCCCAGCGGCACGCAGAACCCCTGTCCCCGTTACT